CTTAAGAATATCGCAATTGAGTCAGCAAAGGCTTGCATAGACTTATCGACATCTCCCCCTCCAGCAAAAGCAGTAAGCAGATTTTCCCACGAGGCTTTCATCTGATTTGCACTACCTTCTAGAGTAGAGTTTGCTTCTTTTGCCGTTGTTCCAGCTATCCCCATGTGAGATTGCATTACACTTAGTGCATTGACGATATTGCCAAAACTCATACTGTTTTCGTCAACAGTAATTCCAAGTTTTTTCTGCTCATCTTTCATCTTAGACGCATCCTTTATAAGGCGCTGCATCTCCTCTTTAGTACCACCATAGCCGAGCTTGAGATTATCTAGCATGGTATAGTTTTGCTTAGCAAAGCCCTGGTACGCCATCTGTATAGACTCTATCGATGTGCCCATCTTGTTGGCATTATCTGACATGTCCGTCACGGCCCTGTTCGCGTATTCTGCCGACTTCTTTGTGTCGCCATCAAGCGATTGCAATAGTGATGCACTGAAGCTTGTTACTGTCTCCATATACTTATTAGCGCTCATGCCAGCCGTCTTATATGCGTTGCTTGCGTATTCCATAATTTCTTTACTACTATTTTTGTACAAAGTCTCTACACCGCCTGCGAGCTGTTCGTATTGCGCAAATGACTTTATAGCCAAAGTTCCAAGCCCTACTGCGGTCGTTACGAGTGCAGCACCTATCATCGCTGCACCTCTACTCACGCTCCCAGAAAGACTGTCAACACCTTTATCTACACCTGTGGTATCAAGCAGGGTTTTTATCTCTAAAACATTTTCATTCATTTACTATCCCCACTCTTCTTCAAACTTGCGATACTGTTCTTCTTCCTCTTCCGTAAGTACTGTTGGAAGCTCCCATGCGTTTCGCTGCTCTCTAAACTCTTTATCGGTTGACGCCCTAAAGCCTATTACCTGTCCGAGCAATGTCTTATCAGTGATGCCTTTTAGCAGTGCCTTGAATTTGTGCCAGTGCATGTCAATTTCCATGATGTCGATTCCATATTGTTGCAAAAATGCACTATATATTAGTTCAGCATCAATATCAAAATCTAGTGTATCTACACCTGGATCACTCTGTTTTGGAACAGGACAAGGATTTGTATAAAACTCTACAAGTGCCAAGAATATGTCGTTAGGCACTCCCCAGCCTCCTTCAGCCTGAACGCAAGGCGAATTGCCCTTAAATAAAGGTCTGAAATCAGTACATTTATGGAAGTTTAGCCAGTATCTATAGTCTGTGTTTAAAAAAAAACGCCTCCCACGAACCTCAATCGAGTCGGGGAGACGATTTGTTAAAGTTAGCATTATTTAAGCTTCGCAATCTTATCCACGCTCTGCGCTACGTTCTCGATAACGTCAAGCGCAGGTGAATTTAATTGCTCTGCCTCTCTTTGTCTCTGATGCTCACGGACCCTCTGCAGATAAGCATCAACGATGGAGTTGTAGCAGATTGTTAGGGTCTGCAAATCAACATCATCCACCTTTTTTGCGTCAAGAACTACTGCTACATTATCCTTGCCCAAAAGCTCTGAGCAAAATTCAAACTGCTTACGATAGCACTCGACCCCCTTGTTTGCGACGCTCAAATTTCCAATCTCGTCCATTTTTTTCTGCACCGCCAAGGTTTTCTTAGGAAGGACGTATTCAGCTCCGTCCCATATTAAAATATCTGCCATATTATTACTCCTTTATTACTTATGCTTTAGTAAACGTTGGAACGCCAGCCTGAAGCTTTGCTGTTCCCTTTTCGACTGTGCCGCCAAATGGCAAGTCAAATGTAATTGTGCCTTCAACTGCATTCATCGAGTCAATGCTTAGCGTTGCTTCTGTAAGCCATGCTTTGTTGGCACCGTTTGGTGTGTCATCAAAAATAAACACAATCATAGCCTCGACCTTTGCGTCAGCTCCAGTTGCAAGTCCATAGAACTTTTCCCAGATGAAATCAAAATCCGGCTCGCCCTTATACATTGTAAGTGGCATGCCATCAACTCCAGGCTTGTAACCTTCAAGCTCTGTTGTTGGCGATTCGTCTGAGATATAGTCATAATCCTGCTTCTGTGGATCAAGCTTAATCTCAAGCTTTGTAGCCTTCTTGATTCTGGTCCACTTCTTTGTTTCCTTTGTGCCTGTGTTGATAAACAGTGCGATCATGTGCTTTTTAATGCGCTTAACCTGTTCTGCCATTTTACCTTTCCTTCCTGTAGGTCACCCCTACACTAATCTGATAGACAGCTTGCTCGCCATCTGTTTCTTGCATGTAAAAAGAATTAGCGACTGAGATCTCTTCAATGTTATGCCCTTGCGGATAATTCGATTTGTAATTCTGTTCCGCAATCCATTGTTCGAATTGTTCTAAGAACTCTTGATTAGATACCCTGTCGCGCTCTTCCTGAGCCTCTTGCCTAGCAACGATATAAAAATAGTCAGTACACAATGTACTGCCATCTATATAGTCGACTGTTTCGTTTGTCGGTTGCTTGTATATGCCCAAGCTTTCTGCCTCAGCTCTTAATCTGTCTGTGTCAAAATCATCGCAGAGAGCGAGCCCAGGACACTCTTTCATCCATGCTTTGATTGACTCTGATAATGTCACTTAATCACTCCCTTTCGCCATGATTTGCTTTGCGCCGCGTGCTATTGCAGCAGCACCGCCTTCTCTTTTCATGCGCTCAAACCAATAATTTCCCCTTTTAGGCGCGCCTTGAAAATTAGCTGGCATATAATACCATCTGCGTGCGTAAGGTGTCGCATACCTTACAGTGCCACTGCCTATGACAGTACTAATCTGTCCGCTTTTAATGAGATCTCCATCATTTTTGGGAATGTAAGGCACGCAACGTCTCAGTACCTCTGAGTCGATGAACATCTGCACCTTTCCTTGCTTTTCAATAGCAAATCGGCGCTTTATGTCATCATTGCTTTGTAGCTTTAATTTCAAGCTTACATGCTTCATTACGCACCTATCACTTTCCAGTTCTTCAAATGATCTCGATTTGTATTGTCTGCTAAAGATTTCAGAGTAACCACATCCGAATAATCTCGTTTGAGGTCTTTTAACCTATAGCTATCTCCTATTTCCTTGTCGCACTCTCCCAAGACGGCTACGCTTAAGTTTGACGCGGTTTCGATTGTCCAATGACTCAATCTGTCACTGGATAATAAAAACTCCTTATACGGCAAATATAAGGCTCTATATGGGATGGTGATTGATACAGTATCAACAATGTTCAGCTTTCCGTCTACATTGACGGATTGAACTCTCTTTCGCTTCCACATTACCCCTTTTAGGACCGTTCTATGCCATTTTTCGACGCCGTTATCCTTGTAGTAGCTATAGATCGTAATTGTATCCGTGAAAATCATTACATACACCCCATTAAACCTGTTCCAGATAGAATCTCGAAGACAGCACTTTTAAGTTCCGCCTTGCGGTCCTCGGCAGATGCGTATGTTTCGGAGTATCCGTCGTTTGATACCGAAATAACGCCCTCAGTACCGCCTTGACTTGCTAGCGAGTGGATTATATGTACTATTGCTGATACTGTTTGGCTGTAACGGAAGTCATCCTCCGTTACAACCTTGTCAATTCTCCTAGCAGTCCAACCACGTAGTAAGATTGCTGCTCTCTCATATAGCATTGCATACTCTTCTTCGCTCTGTACATCCGCATAGATGCTCTGATACTCCGCTAACGATACGCTTAACATGATTACTTGCTACCTTTCGTTTCTACTGCCTCAGGCTCCACATCTTCTGTAACGATAATTTCATCACTATCGTTAAATTCCAATCCTACTATTCTGCCCATTGTTTACCTCCTATTATTTACAAGCTCCAGCTATTCCGTTAGCCTTGTTGTTGTAAACGTCTGCGATACCAATTTCTCTGAAGTTGAACTGCCATCCATCTGCATCCTTGTTATCCTCTGGAGCGATTGCCTTGTTAACATTTCTCTTCTGATACTGGATAACAGCAGAAGGCTCAACGATCAAGAAGTCTAGCGCCTTACCAGTTGCTGCCTTCTTGTATCCGCCCTTCTCCTGGCCACCAGTCTTGCCATCATTCATCTCGATTGCCGTGAAGAATCTGCTAGCTGGCACCTTCTGAACGAGTGCGAACTGTTCTAGAATCTCCTTTGACTTAGTTGTGTCTATGTCTCTGATCATTCCGTGCACAGTTGGAGATACGAATAGGATTCTTCCGTCCTCTGGTACCTCGTTGTCGGTCATTGTGTCGTATGCCTTTGCAATAGCCTTAATTGCGGATGCGCCGTCTGTGATTGTGCTTGTTGCAATATTTGCACCAGCCTTCTTGCAGTAGTTCGCAAACCTAAAAGCATCGAGCTCTGGGATTACTTTTGTTCTCTCGAACTCTGCCGATAGTCTTCCGAATGCTACTCCAGCAGTAGAAGCATCATCGTCTGCATCTACGAGGAACTTACGACCTCTGTCGAAGTTACACTTTACAGTCTCGTTAGTTAGCTCTACGCTTCCCATAGTGTATCCTGCAGAACGGTCATAGTCTGCAAGCCCATCCATGTCAATCTTTGGGATAACAAGCTCATCTGCATTTGCGCCCTGCTGTGCTAGTTCTGGAGCACCGTCGAGCACTGCAGTAACTGATGATGTCTTATACACCTCATCTAGAAGGTCAACGTACATTTTGAATTTTGAAATCTGATTTGCCATTTTAATTTTCCTTTCCCTTTGTAGAGAGACCCATCACAGCCCTTGCTGTGGCTAGAGCCTCGTCAGTACCACCTACTCCGCCACTTGCGTTGCCAGAAGTGCTTACCTTCGCCCCTGTTGGATTCGCATTTGAGCCAAATAGAAACGATGTGTCCTCGGCTTCCTTTAGCGCATTGATTGCCGCTTCGATGTCGCTTGAACGATCCTTGCTTGCTCTCAGCTCGTCGAGTTTGAGTTCTGCTCTTATACTTGCAGCCCTACGACCGCCTGCCTTTGCGATGGCATCATCTAACAGCTTGTCAAACTCTGCGCCTTCGAGCTTGCTCTGCATGTCCTCGATGGCTTTCTTATGTGCAGCATCTTTCTGCTCAGATGCACTTTTAAGCTCTTCGATTTGCTTCTGCATTGCTTCCTTGTCTCCTACTGAGGCCTTTAGTCCCTCAATTGACTTCGTCTGCTCGTCAAAATCAGCCTTAACCTTTATCATACTGGTCTGCTTTGTCCTTTACAGGATCTAGTTCTGCGTGGTGTGCGTTGAGTATCTTTGTGATAACCTCATCGTCTGTGATACCAAATTGCTTTAGTGAGTCTCTTGTAAATGCCATTGTAATAGTTTCCTTTCTGTTTTACGTCCTGCGAGTGCTTACGCTTGGACTACCGTTCTTGTCCTGTTTTACGTCGAATGAACAAACGACAATAAAAAAACATCGCTTGCTTGCGATGTTTAATAACGTATTAAATTAACGATGGTATAAAATCAGTTTATTATCCAACCCTTTTTATACTCACGTTTTTTATATGCTTTTACCTTTAAGTAATACTCAACCCATTCTTTAGACCCGTGATTCAGCAAGTATTCCTCAAAACCTTCGTCCGAATCTGAAGAACAATATTCTGCAACAAGCCTAGCCTCTTCAATTTTTAACGCTTCAGTTTTTTCTGGCATAATGTTCCTCCGATATTTTAAAAATCATATTAGATAAATCGTTTCCCTTACCGCTACCCATGACTGTCTCTGTAGAATATGCAAACATCTCGAATGATTCGTCAATACTTTCAGGTTCTCCAGTAATCTCATAAGCAAGATTATAATATCTTCTTGATGTTCTCTTTAATTTCAAACGCCTTAGGGCGTCTGAAAAAACTTCATCGGCAAAAGAATGTGTGCCATACGAAGATTTATACAAGTCCGCCGCATGCGCAGCTTCATGTATCCCGGTTCCGTAACTACCAATGCCGCTTTTTCCTATTTCGGAGCGCCCATCTGTTTTCAACTTTCCATATACGCGCAATCTAGGATTGTATGAAATTTGTTTTACAACAGATGAAGAACCAGGGAATGTCTCAAAGCAATCATCATATCCAGCTAATACTATTTTTAACTTATCTAAATTTTGCTTTTCAAAGCCCACCAAATTTATCGAGTGTTTTTCAGCAAAATACAATTTTATCTCATCTAATGATTGCATATTAATTATATCACTTTTGCTTATATTTTTCAAATCATTAATATCTGTAATATTCTTGGCACGATATACTACATCATGCTTTTTTGCAACATCATGTCTTTTTCCTATATACTCAAAATCTCTCTTGTAGCCCTTAACATAAAGTCTATTGAGGTTCTGCTTGAGCCCTGCTTTCTCACAAAATCGAGCGTATTGCTGTTCTTTTGCTGTAATGGCAGCAGTCATATTCTGTCCGCCTAGATATTGCCTTTTGAACTCCCTTAGTTCCCTTTCAAGCCTGCGCTGGTATTGTGTTGCCTGATAAAACGTGTATGTTCTGCCATCGACTTTGACCGGTTCAGGCTCTTTTTCGAGTGGTGTTGGGTCTGAGATTCCTTCGATGAATGGATAAAACGTATGCTTGCAGTTATACCCACAAAGTCCAGCCGGATCGTGCGGATAACCTGTCACTGCTTCCAGGCTTAAAATCTTATAGCCTAGTCGCTTACTTTCTTTCGGATGAGCCTTCCCACTTATGCTATACACCTTGCCTTGCCATCCTGCATGATTTGCGTGTCCGTCTCCGTCTCGTGCTCCACCATGTGAAGAAACCTCGACTAAATCCGTTCCAAGCTGTTCTGCGTTGCTCATCGATATATCCGCTGCCATTTGATTTAAAGTCGTTCTGACTGCTAAATGTGCAGCTACGTCTATACCTCTTGTAACGCCTGAAGCATAGTTTACGTACCTTAGTCCACTTTTTTCGAGGTCTGAAACGACCTGCTCGACCGCTTGCTCTGACGAGAAAGCACCGCTCGCAACATTCATAACTGCCTTATCCATTGAGTGATTAAATGCTTGATCTACCGAAACTGGCGCTCCAATAAACTTAAAGCCCGTAGAATGAGTTAGTGATTTGAGCTCATGCTCAAGACGTTTGGAACTTTCTGCAGATATTTGCTTCAGTGCTGGGCTTGATTTTAGGTGTTGACCTTTTGTCTTCCAAAATGCAACATCATCTGCAAATGACATATCGCCAGCTCGTCCGATTATCTTATCTCCGTGAGCTTGCGCCGAGTCTACAGTCTCTCTAATTCGCTCTCTAACAAGTTTTTTATGCTCAAGTGTGTTTTCATTCAGCATGTCGATAAAATCTTTGTCAGCGTGCAATTCATCGAGCACACGCGTCTGTATTTCGCTAGGACTATGACCTAGCGATTCAAGAGCCTTAGCCTGGAGCTCTGCAGATTCCGTCCACCTCTTTTCTTTTCTGAGCCTACGCGCTATATCCTGGATTGTATCTTGCTCTAGATCCTGGAACATCGGTATTATCTCAGCACTTAATTGCTCTTTTTGATAGTCGGATAGCATAACTATGCCTCCGTTTCGTCATCGACTTCCACATCGCTATACCAGGCTTCAGCTTCAGCCTCTGTAAGTCCGTATTTATCTTGTATATATCTTTTGACAAGCTTAGGCAGTCCAAAGGCTTGCGCGTCAGCTCTCATGGAATCGAGCTCGCTCTGTCTGTCGGTGATAAAGCTGTCATCGTAAGTGATTACAATTTCTTCTGCAAGATCATACTTTGTGCCGTTGAACGCATTCGAGAACCACAGAAGCGCTCTTACAAGATCCTCAATATAGTCAGTCAGATTTTGTCTTTGCTTGTTCAGCTCCTGCATTGAGTCTTGCTTTGTTCCGATGTACTCTGTTGCAGTCTTGATCTGTCCGTTCTCAAAGCTGTATTTACGAGTTCCGAAACCAAACATCGTTGAAAGCAAAGATAGTGATAACTCAAATGTTTTGGTTATGCTGTCAATACGGATAACTGGATTTATCTCCTGAATTAGGTCGTCGGAGTTAGGCAGCTTTTCGCCCATCGAAACGAATGTCTTTTTATGCTGCTTGTTTGGAGTCTTTGCATTTCCGTTTTTGTCAAACTCGCACAGCGCCTCGTTATAAAGCACCATCTTGTCAGCCTTGTCCAGGTCTCCAAAAAGCACATTAAAAATTAAATCAATGCTCTTGAGTATCGGAATGGCTGCATAGATCTTTGGATATCCATACCCCTTCATGTCTTTTATGTTATTAACAACCGCAGTCGTTAGAATTGAGAAAGGCTTAACATCCCCCAGCCTAACCTCTGAACTCTTTTCAACAACTTCCTTGCCGTCAACATCCAAAACCACTGTCTTTGAGACATACTTGTCATCTTCCGTTGTGAACGTAACAATGGTCGTTTCGGTCTTGCCGTTGACTATATTTTCGGAAGCAAAGGCACATTCTGTAACTATGCCTTTTGAGATTGTTAGTGGGAATATTCCACTAGGCTCAACATAGATCAATTCTATCGTGCCACCCTTCAGCGAAGAATCGTCAAATAAATCAGCACCAACAACTCTGACATAAGCTCCGACGGTTCCCTGCGCAGACATAAGCTCTAACTGTCTGCGGATTGCCTTTGAAAACTTATCTTTTGATAGCTGTTGCTCGATAAATCCGTTCGCACCTTCTGAGTTTGTAACAATGTCTACCACCTCGCAAAGGTTTGCATCGTCCTCGCACGCCCTCTTAGCAAAGCCCGTACGCTCCATTTCGTATCTTACGTTATTCACTGTCACCCTGTTGTGAAAATTGTCTATTAGATCATTAGAGTACCAGGAATCGCACAAGTCCATTATCGCGAGAGCCTTCTCATTCACGTCATATCCCTGTTTATTTAAATATTCTTTAACGTGTGCCATTTATCCCTCCATTGGATGAAAATAGTCAATAAACTGACTCCATGAGTAGTAGTCAGCATCGTATGTATCGACGTCTGTTGAAAAGTCGTCGAGTAGTTTTTCTTCTTTTTTGCTCTTGCTGTCATACACCATTTCGGATATAGAGTCAGCAATCGGCTCACAGAAGTCCGAAACCCACAGCAATCTATTTGTGTTAATTACTGAATTGTAAGCAAGGACCCTGTCAGAGAATTCCGTTTTGCGACATCCTGCAACCTTGACCCCTAGACCGTTTCGCGCTGAGTATATTGCCAGTCCATTCAGTATTAGCTGCTCAGCGTTGTCGACGAACGCAGCCACAATCGGAATGCCTGGATAAAGTGCTCTAACCTCGTTAACAAATTCCTTGAATGTTGCGTATATCTTTTCCGGGTCTACGGTCCCTTTGCTGTGTTTAATGCGCTTATAGTACAACCTAATCTGCTTGTTAAAGCCTTTAGTGAATCCTGTAGCTACAAACGGCGTGTGCGAATTTGTACCGCCAATATCTATGCCGATGTAAATCTGCACGATGCTGTGCACGTTCTTGCGATTACCATTTTCATCAATAGGCATTAACTTGTCGTAGCTTATTGCGTAAGCTTGAGCCTTGTCTGCAAACTGAGGATGTACAAGTCCCTCAGCTGCAACCCATAGCCCTTGAATGAATCGCTTAAAAAAGACGCCCACGAATTGGCGCCTGTATCTTTCTTTTATCGTTTCTGATAGAGACAGATTGTCGTCCATCGTAAAATGCAAATAGATTAAATCCTTTTCTGCCGCCTGGTCAATCCAGTTTACTTTGAACCAGTGCTTAGGCTTATCCGGATTGCAGTTAAACCACCACTTCGAACCTTCGACTGAGCATCGTGCCGTTGCCTGGTTAACGAAAGACTCAGGCATAAGTGCGACTTCATCGAAGAAACAGCCAGCCAGTGTGATACCTTGCACAAGGTCTTGTGATCTCTCGTCCTTGCCACCGAAGATGTAATAATAATTTGTGGTGGCGCCCCTGGTGACCTCTAGCATGTTGTCAGCTCGCCTATCCTTAAACTCGTATCCTCTAGCAAAGAGCATTAGTTTTAGTGGCTTTAAAACATTTCGTCTAAAAGCTCCGATAGTCTTTCCAGCCATGCCAAAGTTCTCGCCGTTAAAGTCCTCCATCGACCACATTACAAAAGACAATGCCATCGATACCGTCTTACCTGATCTAATCGCACCGTCAGCAATGATGCCGTTCATTTCGTGCACTGGCGATTCTGGAAGCCACCATGTTAATATCTTTTTCTGCTTTCGGCTAAACGGCTTAAACTTAAAAGCTTGTGCTAATCTTCCCATACGTCAACCGCCTCACTTCTAAGAGCGTCGATAAAGCCGTCGTCCTCAATTTCTTGTACGTCTTCGCCTTTAGCCTTTGCGGTCTGCGCTTTGATGTGTTCGGTACGAGCCTCTTGCTCTTTGTTGTCCGCATCGGTGTTAAACGATTGACCTGCATATTGTGCCACAAAATAAGCTGCCTTTACGTTTCCTGATAGCGCCTTTTTGATTTGAGCCATCAGCATTGCACTTTCAAGCGTTGCATCAACTCCAAGCTCATCGAGTAACGGCTTCCATTCCGGCGAATCTATCTCAGCAGTAAGCAGCATATTTAGTGTCTTATTAAAGTTTGCTTTACGACGTCTCGCAACACCGCTCGCTCTTCCTGCAATCTTTGCCAGTTCTCGGCGTTCGTGCGGCGTTCGTTTTTGATTTGCATCTCTGATATTGTCATATCCTGCCACACCACCACCTCTCTTTTCGTCTGTTTTGCAGCAACACAAAAGACGCCCAATCCGAGCGCCTTCTGCGAGTTATTATATGAGAAATAATTTGAGGAAGCCACAATTCCCTTTTCGCTAAATACAATATATCACATAAAAAACGTGAAATGTGTGAAAGTTTTAAGATGCAAGAATCAGCTTTTCACTGGTTACAATATATCACACTTTTTTGTTGCATTTGTTGCAAGTTTCTTCAATCTCTTAGATACTGTAGTTCTGTCGCAATGCATGACATCTGCCACTTCCTCCTGCGAACGCTCCTCTATGTAATACATCCGAAGTATCGTCCTCATATCTGGGTCGTCCACAGTATCTATCTCTCTTTCGATAGCCTCAATTAGCTTGCTAATTTCGTCTAGCTTGCGTTTTAACCGTCTCTCCCTACTCGATATACCTTTCCAGTCAAAATCGACTCCTACAAGCGATTTTGGGATTCCTCGACCACTCCTATAGTCCTTATAGTAGTCTGTGACTATTTCTGGCTTAGCATGGTCAATAGAATACTTCAACCCCTCTGCTTCTCGTCGCAATGCTTTAAGCTGCTTAATCTGTTCGTAGTCTATCATGGCTATCACCTCGCTCCGTTCTTCCTTCCTCGATTCGCTTCATTTGCCTCTCGACTTTGAAAAACTTTGCATGCTCTACTCGCTCGTTAATCCCTAGCAAATATTTGACTTGAGCTAACATGATCTCTACGTCAGCAACTTCCTCAATCAGATTAGCAAGGAATCCACTCTCGTGCTCATACCTCTCGAATTTGTTAAGAGCTTGTATGAGCTCGGCCAATTCTTCTATCAGCATATCCTTCTGACCCATGTATCCATAGTGATCTGCAATATATTTCATTGCTTTCGTTCTATTACCCATTACCTGCTCCTATCTGTTATCTGTATGGCGAACTCTCTGGCCATAAAACTTCTATGCCGTTCTTTAGTGCGTATAAGTGCTCAGTGCAAGCGCCTTTTGAGTGCACCCAATTGTCCAGCATGTAGATGTGCGTTGCCTTATCCAAGAGCCTTAAGCATATCACCATGTAGTCATCCCAATCGCAGACCTCTGGCAATACTATTTCAGCTGGGTTAATAATCTCTGCCCCAGGATACTCGTCAAAGAGCATTTCCTTTGCCTCTTTAAAAGTCTTCTCGTAGTCGTCGTAGTCGGTAATCCTACCGCTGATGTATATTGTCATTTTTTGCATTGTTTTTCCTCGCCTTTCTTTGCTTCAGTCATTTTTGATATTAACTTTGCTATATTAATTCCAACCTTAGTCAATTCAGCATTTTTGTATATAAGTCCATTCTGATTTAGCCTTGCCAGCGTGCCTCTCGACACTGCTCGCAAATTGCTTGGATCAAAGTTTCTCATATCTCCATCAAGAAATATTACCGCGTGATTCTTAGGGATTGGACCATGACTCGCTTCGTAGACCAGCCTGTGCTTTTGCACCCAATTAACTGACTTCTTTGCATTTTTTATGTCATTAACCTTAACCCACACATATCCATCTAAGTTTTTCTCTGTTCCAATCGGATCAGTGTTCTGAGGCATTCTCCCTGGCTTAAACATTGTTGGTTTTAATCTTTTGTATACGTCCGCAGGCATTTTTTTGCCTTTGTTTGGAGGAATAATACCTTTTCCAAATTGGCCAGTCCTTCCAGTATTTAATTTGTGATTCGCGATATAGCTTTTAGGGAAACTTTTAGACATCTTGCGTCCGAACCTTGCCTCAAAAGCCTCTTTTATCTCTTTGTAAGAATGCCCTGGGACAAATTCTCGCATGAATGCGTGCTCTTCTTCCGTGTACTTAGTCATGGGAATTACCTACAAGCATCTTAGGGACTTTCAAATCTGCGTTCATGTGGTCGTCCATGAATTTTGTCGCCTGCAAAGTCACATTTGCATTTTCTATGATATTCTTAGCAATATTGCTAATTCCGGACGCTCTCTGTAGTTCCTCTGCTAGAGCGTCTCCCTTTAACTCCTCATCGCCAAGCCTTTCAATCTCAGCGAAAAGATGATTGTTTAAATCTAATAGCGTGTTTTTCATTTCTGCTCCTTCAAAATCTCGTTATTTCTCTGTGTCTTCTTGTAGCACCATATACAGAGGTTTACTTCCTTGTTGCCGATTACTGCACTGTACTTGCCGTACTCATTGATTCGTTTTCCGCATAGTTCGCATTTCATCTGCTACCTCCCATACTTAATCATATCGTCTACTAGCTGCCTTATGTCGTGACCAGTCATGTCTTTCGTGCCATCTATCATCTGATTGACCGTGCACCTCTGGTCCCATACTTCTCCGAGCAGACTCATGTACGCTTCGAGGAAATATCCAATGCGTTTCTCTCCAGCCGTACACTGTCCATAAAACTCGCACCATGATTGATATGTGCAGTAGGTTTTGCAATTTTATGATTTCAAAACGAGGGACCTGCTCTATTGGTCTTTTTTGCTTTTTGCTTTTCTTAGCTTTCGGTATCATGCTATTACTC